CTTCACGAACGCCGTCGTCGCCGGCTTGGTCGTATTGTCGAACTGCGGTGGCGTCGTGAAGCCCTGGCCATTCAGGAAGGCCGCCGAGCCCGGTTCCTTCACCGAGCCGTCTATCGCCTGCCAGCCGGTCGAATTCGAGTTGACGACAAGCTCTAGCGTGTCCCACGCATTCAGCGAAATCGACGCGGGACTCGCGCCGTTGATCCCAAGCGTGTCAGCCCCATTCGGCTGAACAATGTTCGTCGTGCCGGTCGAGAGAAAGCGGATCGCCGCCGAAGGCGGCAAGCCGGCGGCCGGCGGAAGCGTCACGGTTGCACTGTTCGCAGCTATGACCGTGAAGGAGCCGACCGCCGAGGCCGTCAGCGTCGAGGAACCGGCAATCGTCGTTTGAAGGGAAAATTGATGGCCCTGGCGGCGCGTCCATGCCGTCGTCGCAAGATTCTGGCTGTTGTCGAACTGCGGCGCGGTCGCGCCCGTCACCAGAGCGTCGCCGCTGTCATCCGCCAGCCGGGCGGCCACCGCCGCGCCGACTTGCTTCAAATAGGGGAAAGCGTTTGTCGCACCGCCCAGGCGCACGCCGCCAAGCTGCCAAACTAAGGCGCTTGATTGCAGCCACGCTGGATTCGTGCCGTCCGTCCCGAGAAACTTCCCGGCGTTACCGGCTTGCGGCGGAACGCCGCCGGCCACGACACCGGCAACCGCCGTGTCCACATAGGTCTTCGTCGTGGCGTCCTGCGCATTTACCGGATTGCCAAGGTTCGTGAGGATTTGGCCGTCGAAATTCGAGGCGTGAACCCGCCAGATATTTGCGCCGTCCGTGCCGATCTGAACCGTCTCGGCGGCCTGAACGGCAATGGTGTTCCCGCTTCCGGTCGGGGTCAGATTTACGACGCCGGTTGCGCCGTTTTTCACGACGTAGAGCTTGCTGACCGCCGGAATCGTGATCGTGCCGCCGGTCCCGCCTGTGATGACCAAGGCGGCCATACGGCTTTCATCTGCCGCGCCTTGGTTCGCCGTCAGCGTCTTCGGCCCCGAGAGCGCGAAGCTCAGTGCGCCCGCAATCGCGTCGTCTATGAGCTGCATATCCTGCGTGTTCAGGATTTGGCCCCAGGTGTTAAAGTTCTCGCCTGTGGCTTGCAGCGTAAAACGCGCGCGTGAGGTGTAGGTGGAAGGCATTAGATCGCGTTCCCCATCGCATCGCGCCAAGTCGTGCCATCGGAAACCGCCAGTTTCTTCACGTCAGAGACGTAAAGCATACTGTTCGGCCAATCGGTCGGATCAGGAAGGTTCGCCTTAGTGACGTTCCAAAACCTGACCGGCGAGCGCGGCCATAACAGGAGATAGCGCTTGTCGAGCCGTTGTGCGAAGCGCTGCGCCCACATCGGCGCGTCGGGTTCCAGAAGCGAACTCGTCTGCCGTAAGCTCACCATGCCGGTTGCAGCCTCCCGCCTGCGGACGTGCGCCGCGTGCTTTCAGCCCTCAACCGCGAATAGGCTTCCTTCTCTTCCGCCATCGCAAGCGCCAAGCGCGGCTCAGAGACAGTTGCCGAGAGATAATCACGGTAAAGCCGGATTTTAGCCTGAGCCGTAATCAAGTCCTGGCCTTGGTTTGTCCAGAAATTCGAGTCGGTCGGCTGAATAAGCGTCGGCGTTACGTCAATAATGTAGTCCATCGCCAGCGACCACGCCTGCGAAGGCGTCGGGAACAGCTTTATGATGGAACTACCGTTAGCATCAGTTGTTACAAGATAATCAAACGGTTGGCCTTGCGCCTGCGGTTGAGCGAAGGTTTCGAACTCCGCAATCGAGCGCGGGTGAATTGGATACCTCACCGCCCCGTTGTTCATTTCCAGATAGAACTCATCTATCCAGCGGCATCCGGTCGGCCATGCAATCCAATTCTGGCCCGGCGTGCATGTGATCAGCGTGCGGCGCTCGTTAAACCACCAGCGCTCTGCGGCGTACTGCTCAATCGACTTGGCAATGATGTTCGCGAAGTCGGTCGCCAGCGTGTCCGCTAAATCGTCGCGAGTTGTCTCGCTGATGATCCGCGCCTGTAGGTCCGAGAGCGCCGCCATGACGGTTCACCACGGCGCAAAAACGTCGCGCATCAGCGGGTGCGGCAGAAAGCTTAGCCAAAGAATCATGTGGCCGGCGGTGATAACCGAATTCGGCAGGTCAGGAATAAGCGTCACAAAGACTTCAGTGTCGGCGTCGAGCGGCCTGCAAACGGTCGGGTCAACGCCTGTGTCTATGCGCGCCGGATCAGGCCCGACCGGGAAATTCGAGTCCCAAAACTTCGTGGGCTCGGCCAGCGTGCCAATCTGCACATGAACGCCTTCGCCGCCGGTCGTCTCCCAGCCCTGCGTCAGAAGGCAGGAAATCGTGTTTGGCGACGCGCCGGCCGGAAGCGCGCTCATGTTCAACGGCGTCCGATTTATGCCAGCATCGAGCGCGTCAACCTCGCGCCCGATGTAGCACATGACCTGAATCGGCGGTTTGCGAGCCGGCGCGGTCATGGCGCTTACCCCGCGCCGGGAACGAAGTCGATAAACGCCACCGCCTGCCCGGCAGTCGGGGCCGCGCCGGTCAGGGCGAGCGTCCAATAAACCGGCGTGTCCGCGGCGAGCGGGCCTTGCTGCGCGATGGGAACCGGCGTGTCGGTCCTGGCGACGGTCTTAAGGTCCGTCGCGCCCAAAAGCTGCGTCCCGCCCGGCGTGGTCCCAAGCGAAAGAGTGTTTGTGGTCGAGTTGAAGGCCACCGCCGCGCAGAGGTGCGCGGTCAGAAGCACGGAGCCCGCGGGCAGGACGCCCAGGACGCCGCTGAGCGGCGAACCCGAACCGAACGCCTGCGAGATTTCGTGGATGACCTGAAGGTGGGTTTTACGGCCGCCAGTAGCCATGCTAAATGCTCCTTTAGGCCGTGAAGGTTGAGAGGGTAATAACGCCGAAGTCAGCGTTATTGAAGCGAAGCTTCTTCAGGCCGTGAATAAGTCCAGCTTCGACGCCTAACTTATTGCCGTAGTCAAAGAGTTCTTCGTTCCAATCGAACGAGTCGAAGCTTTGACCTTTCCCGAAGGCGATTGCACCCGCCTGCGCGCCCATCAATACTGCGCGGCGAACGCCGGCCACTGTGGCGCCAGTACCGGAGTTCACCCCCGGAGTAATGCGCGTGCTTTCGTGGAGAACGACGCCGTTGTACATGCCAAGAGCGCCGGTCATAATCGGGTTGTCCTTAGAACCGTCGCCCGTAATGGCCGCCTTCTGAATGTCTAGCCATTGGCCTGTACTTGTGTTCGTCCTGAGTTGTGTGACCTGATTGGTATGAATGACCATGACATACCTGTCATCGCCATCGACCTTGATGGGCCTAATCACAGGCGTCATCAATTTGGCCTTCGCGACCATGGCGTCGATCAGGCCGATATTCATTTCGTCGCCGCTGGCGAGCGCCTGATCATTCGCCTTGGCATTCGGCCAGTATTGGTGCGCCGCGTCTGGCGCAAGCGCAGCATTCAGGCCGGAATACCTAGGATCGTTCTGTACAGTGTAGCCGCACATCTGCACGAAGAAAGCATTGTCCATGCGGCCAGCCCACCAATCCTTAAGGCCCATCATGGCCTCTTCGCGGATTGACCACGGAATACGTTGTTGGGTCATCTTGCCGGCGGACTTAACCGCATGGCGAAGCTGATCTATAAACAAATCATCCGTGTAGGTTGAGAGAGCTTCCTCGTTCCCTTCTAGCGTGCCGTCACCAGAAACGCCGTCGCCGGTAAGCTGCATACGCAGAGTGATACGGATGCGGTCGCCAGCATCTTTCTTCGTATCACTGTAGGTTTGCAGCACGTCGTCAGACGAGTCTCCGATGAAGCGCTGTATCCACGTCGCCTTAAGGGCTTCCCTTGCGAGCGCGGCGCTCCAAAGCTTTACGGCTTCGGGTGCGTTCACACCATATGCGGTTTCCGCCACGGCTTTCGTCCTAAATTTACTTAGGGATGACGCTCGCTGCCGTGGAGCGTGTGCCGGGGCGCTTAGAGCGCAGCGATCCGTTACCGGGGATCAGGCGAGGCGCGCGAACGCGCAGGCGCGAATCGACGCGCCCGTTTGGT